GTAGTCGCACAGTTGTTAGTGGATAAAGCCAAGGTTGAGGCTGGGACTGTCACTCGTAATCGTCAGGCTACTGAGGTGATGAAGGGTATGCGGGCTAGGAGCGACCGTATTCCTACGGTGAAGTTGGATTCAAAATCAGGTTTTGTTTCCGCATCCAACCCAAACCGCAAGCGGAAGCGGAAGGTCACCAGGGGTGACGTGTTCTTTGGTGCTGAGTTCGGTGGTCAGGCTAGACCTAGGACTAAACAGTTCTTGCGCCATCGTGGGCGTTCGGCGTATTTCTTTTGGCCTACTGTCCGTAAGGAAAAAGAGAACATCGCCAAGCAATATCTGGACGCTATTCAGAAGGTTTTGAATACCCTAAAAGATTCTTGACTTCGGCTGAGTTTCCTGTACCCTTCTAGAAGGAGGGGTTATGGCAGTTCTGTTTAGGAATGTGAAGTCGATTTATCCGAAGCCGTTGGCTTCGTCTTGGGTGCAGTTGAAAGAGCTGTTGTCGTTCCATGAGGAGAACGCTGAGAAGGCTGCGGGTGCGTTGTGGTCTCCGGTTGAGTATGACGCTGGTACTACCAGAGGCAACCGTAATGTCAGGTTTGTTGAGGCGTTGGTTATTGACATGGACGGTGAAGCGTTTGACGATGCACGTCTTGACGGTTTGGAATGGTTCGCTTATTCCACCTATTCGCATCGTCTAGACGATCCTCACTATCACCTTGTTTTGCCATTAGCGGAGAAGGTGCCTGCTTCGTTGTGGCGTGTGGTGTGGGGTGAGTTACATAACCGTATTGGTTTGGTTGGTGACCCTCAGACTAAAGACCCTGCACGTATTTTCTATCTCCCTCAACACGCACCAGATCAGCCGTTTGAGTTCCATGAGGGTCATGGCGAATTGCTTGATTCATCGTTCAAGTTGGATATTGAACCTGTCATCAATCCTGTGTCGCCTCGCTCAAAGCAGGTACGTCAACCTCGTCAGCGTCGTGCTGGTTCAGAGGTGTTGGATGAGGCTTGGTGGAATGAGCCTGTAGATATTTCTCGTTGGGATGGTCTGTCGGGGAAGGCTTTGTATTCTGCGATGTTGGATGAGTTCAACGCTTTACTGAATGGGTTGTCTGTTATTGAGTAGAATCGTCGCATGGCTGGTGAGCGGACGTTCGTTGTTAAGTTTATTTCTGATACCGCTGCAGCCAAAGCAGGGCTGAAACTTCTATCCGGTGACATTAAGGGTTTCGGCAGTCAGGTTTCTAAGACCTCACCTTTGTTTGGTGCTTTGGCGGTTGGGGCTACCGCAGCCTTCGGTGCCATCGCTGTTGGGTTGACTAAATCGGTTAAGGCTGCGATGGAAGACCAAGCATCGCAGGCAGAGTTGCAACGTCAGCTGGAGAAAACCTTTGGAGCCAATGAAGCGTTGACGGCTTCGGCTGAGCGGTATGTGTCGGTTACACAGCTTCGCACCGGAACGTCGGATACCGAACTCCGTGCGTCGTTGGGGACTTTGGTTCGAGCAACAGGTGACCTGACACAATCTCAAGACCTACTTAATCTTGCGCAAGATATTTCTATTTCCACAGGTAAAGACCTTGGGACTGTTTCACTAGCGTTGGCTCGGAGTAGCCAGGGACAGTTCACCGCGCTATCCAAACTCGGTATCCCACTTGACGAGAACATCAAGAAGTCCAAAGACTTTGAAAAGGTTGTTGGCTTATTGAATGACCAGTTCGGCGGTGCTGCGGAAACCGCTGCGAATACGTTTGGTGGACAGATAAAGATTCTTAACGGTCAGTTCGGTGAAATTATGGAAACCATAGGTGCAGCTTTATTGCCATATCTACAAAAGTTTTCAGAGTTCTTGGTAAAGAATGTTGCTCCAGCGATTCAACGAGTCACCACAGTTATTGGTGAAAAGGGCTTGGTTGCAGGGTTTCAGCAGTTGTTGTATGAATCGGGTTCAGCTGCACCAAAGATAGTTTCTGCTTTTAAGGGAATCACGCTTGGTATCGCTGCAACAGCAAACGTTGCTGCTAGGGCGTTCTATGTTTTGAAAGCTCAGATTGAACTGCTTAAAGGCAACCCAATTCAGGCCGTCAAAGATTTTGCTAAAGCGTTTGACGAGTTCATTGATATTGACAAACTTGGAAAACAGTTTGATGGGTTTGCTAAATCTGTTGATAATTATGCGGTGCGTGGTGTGCCGTCAGCGATTCGAGCGCAACAAGGTTTGCTTGGTTCCACCGAGGATTTGACCGGTGATGACACGAGTGGCTTGAAGGGGACAAATAAGACTCTTAAAACTGCTACTGAAAAACTTAAAGAATATGGCGATTCGTTGAAGAAAACAGAATCGTTGCAGGACAGGTTGACGAAGGCTAGTAAGTCTGAGTCTGGGGCGTTGTCTTCGTTGACTGATGCCAATACCAACCTCGCTAACGCTAAGGCTAAGTTGGCTCAGATTGAGCGTGGGTTTGGTGCTGGTTCGCCGGAGGCTTTGGCTGCGCAGAAGGAGTTGGATAAGGCTCAACGTGCGCAGGAGCGGGCGACGTATGCGGTTGAGGAGGCTATCTATTCGGTTGCTGATGCTGAGAAGAATCTTGCTGAGGTTCGTAAAGACCCTGAGTCTTCTCCGATGGATGTGCGTCGAGCAGAATTGGATTTGGCTGAGGCGAAGTTGAGTGTGACGGATGCTATTGATTCTCAGATTGATTCAACTAAGGAGTTGAACGATCAGCAGACGTTGTTGAACGAAACGATATTTGGTGCAACGATTGGTTCGTATCTTTACGATGAGGCGTTGCGTGGTGTTGAGGATGCGACTCGTCAACAGGCTTCAGCGTTTGAGGCTTGGGAGGAGGCGGTCACTAATACGAAGAACGCTCAGGATGATTTCAATGCTTCGTTGCAGGCGACGATTGATTTGATTGCTAAGTATCCGAAGGTTTTGGGTGGGATGCCTAATCCGATGGCTGGGGTGACGAGTCAGGTGCCGGTGACGGCTGGAGGTGGGTTCTCGTTCAGGCCGAATGATACTTATCAGATCAATATCAATGCTGCGATTGCGGAGCAGGGTTTGCCTCAGAAGGTGGTTGAGGCGTTGCAACAATACAATCGGAGTATCGGCAAGATTCCTGTGACGACGAAGTAACACGATGGCTGTTTCGATTCCTAACTGTGGCACCTATACGGTAGAGATGGATTATGGTGCATCAACTAATGCGTTCGTCTTGGATTCCGCTATCGCTGGTTTGTTGGATTCAACAACTTATTTTCTTGAGGGTACGACTGACTGGCAAGATGTGACTGCTTATGTGAAGCAGGTGTCCATCAATCGTGGCAGGCAGAACAGGTTCCGTGACCCTACGGGTCAGCCTTCAACAGCGACGTTGCAGATTGAGGATTCGGACTATCGGTTCAGCCTGGTGAATGAGGGTTCGCCTTATTGGAATACGGCTAAGGGACGCTTGGGGTTTGAGTTGAACTCTGGTGTGCGCATCAGTCGTAACGGCACCTACCTATTCACCGGCATTATCAACCAATACGATCAGCGCATCGAGAACCCAAGCAGGTCACTTGTGACTGTGAACTGTTCTGATGAGCTGTTCAGGTTGAACAACACCAAGATTCCTGCTGGATCAGTAGTGCCAGAACGCTCTGACGTGCGCATTGACAAAGCGTTGACTTCGGTGAATGCGTTCGGTAAACCAGGTCAACGTGTATTAGAGGAAGGTGTAGCGAACTTAGGTAATGCCCCGATTGACTCTTCGTCATCAGTCTTGGAATATCTGATGCGTGTTCACACATCTGAACAAGGCCGTATCTGGGTGGACGGTTCAGGCAACTTCCATTTCGACAAACGACTTATCGGAAAACTACAGTCAATCAACGGCTACCTATCTGATACCGGTGGCACCGCAATCCCGTACACCACGTTCGACATTGTGAGCAACTGATATGTCCGACTTTGTTCTCACAATTAACGAAGCAGAACTCGCTGCATTCTTGTCAGATTTTTATGCTGCAGCAAACGACCAACGGCCTAACGACTTCACCCCAACCAACCCATCCGTAATCAACACGGTGAACGTCGCTATTGCCCCACCAATCCCAACAGTAGACAATCTGCAACCAACCATTGATTTTGCAACAGCAATCGCAGCAGAATCGGTAGCGGACTTCGGTACACAAGAAACACCTCTAGTCGTTACCTTGCTGGAAACTTTGGATGACGCTGGTGACCTTGCTGGATATCTCATTCAGCCGGTACCAAGGTTCTGGTTCGGCAACATCCAAGTCGTGATGAACGGCCTAACCGATGCGCAACGAACCACAATCAGTTCACTTGACATCGGCTCGCAAATATCGGTCACCAAATCATTCCCGAACTCAACCCCATCAACAGTCACACAAATCATGGCACTTGAAGGAATCTCCCATGACATCACCCCAGACCGTCACATCGTCACCCTCTACCCCAACCCTTCACGCATCTACACCAACTTCATCCTTAACACCGATGAACTTGACGATGACACGAAGGCTTTAGGCTAAAGTAGAACTATGCCTGGTCTTGGAAGGAAAGTGTTCGCACCTGGAGACACGCTGACCGCATCAGATGTCAACGGGTATTTGATGGATCAGATGATAATGGTGTTTGCTGGTACAGCTGCACGTTCATCAGCAATCCCTTCACCATCAGCGGGAATGGTTTCATATTCAACAGCAACAGGTTTCGTCGTATACAACGGCACAGCCTGGGTAAGCGTGTAAAGTAGGAGCATCATGCCTGGTCTTGGAAGAAAAGTGTTCGCACCTGGAGACACGCTGACTGCATCAGATGTCAACGGCTACCTCATGGATCAGTCCGTGATGGTGTTCGCAGGCACCGCAGCACGAGCCTCAGCCATCCCAACCCCTTCAGCCGGAATGGTTGCGTACTCGACAGCAACATCGTTGCAGGTGTACAACGGTTCTGCGTGGGTTGGTTTGTCAACTGGCTATGGTGTAGCGACAGGTGGTGCTTCAACTGCGATCACGGTTGATGGTCAGGCATACACACTCTTAACCTTTACGGCTTCTTCAACGCTGACGGTCACTCAAAGCGGGCTTTTTGACATCCTCTTGGTGAGCGGTGGTGCAGGTGGTGGTGGTAGTACTTCAGGAGCAACTCGTGGTGGTGGTGGCGGTGGATCGGGAATTGTGATTCAAGCGACAGCATATTTCTCAGCCAACCAAACAGTCACTATCGGTGCTGGTGGTGCTGGTGGCGCATCAGATGCGACAGGTACTTTTGGTGCTTTTTCTGCTGTTGGTTCTGTTCTTGCTATCGGTGGTGGTGGTGGTAGAGGCGACGTGATAGCAGTAGGTGCTATCCCGTATTTGGGTACTGGTGGTGGTGGACTTGGTGAAACAGGTAAAACCACAGGCTTAATCTCTATTTTGTCTTCTGCGTTCGGTTTCGCTGGTGGTAACGGTATTAACAACTCAAGCGGTGGTGGCGGTGGTTCATCACAAGCTGTAGGTGCTAATGCTGTGACAGTCACGGGTGGTGCTGGTGGAGTTGGCTTAGGCCTCACAACCTTTACAGGTGGCAGCATCACTACTTTTGTTGGTGCTGGTGGCGGTGGTGGTGGTTTGACAACTGGTGGTGCAGCAGGTTCAACTGGTGCGGGTGCTGGTGGTTCGGGTGCTGCTGCTGGTGCTTCAGCAACAGGCAACACGGGTTCTGGTGGCGGTGGCGGTGGAGCAAACTCAACTGGCTTTGCCGGTGGTGCTGGTGGATCAGGCGTTCTGTATGTAAGGTTCAAGGTTTGATATGGCACATTTTGCGAAAGTAGATAACGACAACATTGTTGAACAAGTAATCGTTGTTGCGAACTCTGATTGTGGTGATTTAGATTTCCCTGAATCTGAACCAGTAGGTCAAGCATTCATCGCTTCACTTGGTATTGCAGGTGAATGGTTGCAAACTTCTTACAACGGTAACTTCAGAGGACGTTACGCAGGTATTGGCTACAGCTATAACAAGGATTCGGATTCCTTCGTTGCGCCTGAAGTCCCTGAACCGTAGTCGCTGGTTAGTCCTTGTTCCTGCGTTACTAGGTTTTCTAATCACATCATCGTCAGCTAAGGCTGACGGGTTTGGTGTTTGGGAGTTCTCGAAGTCTTGTCTGTCGGATAATGGTGGGACGGTTGAGCCGGTTGAGGGTGGGTTCAGGCTTGTTGGTGCTGATGGTGGGACGTGTGCTGGTCAATCCCATTGGGTGAAACTTGAGGCCATCATCCCAGAGGAGACAACGGAACTCGGTTTCCAATGGGCGTATCAAACCAATGATGGGTCTTGGTATGACCCTCCGCAAATCATTCTCAACGGGGTTGTCACGAAGCTGACGAATGAGAACAACGCCACCGGATCAGGGTTGATACAAGTTCAGGCTGGGGACATCTTCGCATTTCAGCAGTACTCGACTGACTCATGCTGCCAACCAGGCAACCTCACGATTACAGGGTTGACATTAGGCTTGGGTGAATGGGTATCTACAACCTCATCCACAACAACGACGACGACCTCTACTTCTACTGTCCCGTCAACGACTGTCCCTGTCACCAACCCGACTACTACGACAGTTCAAGAAACAACTTCTACGACTTCGAGTCTTCCTCAAACATCCGTCCCATCAACCACAACGGAA